TAGGTCATCTTAACACCGGTAGTATTTGTCAGTTCTATCTTATTACTGATACTATCATCCTTCTCTATAACAGCATTGGCAATGTTGAGTTTTGCAGGAAACACATTCCCACATTCAACACCATCAACCACATTCTTACATGTCAGATTGATATCTACGCTATCACCCATAGACTTTGCTCTAAGATAGATAAACAAAAAGTCTACATCATAGAAAGGTGCTTTGTTAACATCAAACTTGCCAGACACGATACAGTTATTGATAATCTGTTTGACTGTTTGAATAATCTCGTTTGGGTTCTTTGACTCTACAGCCATCAGCAAAAGCTTTTCTTCTTTTACAGTGAATGGCCTGACTTTAATCTCTTTACCAGTTGATGGTATTTTCACATCATATGTTGGCAAATCAATCTTAGGTAACTCCATAATAAATCTCCATTAATTAAACATTCGGTGGTCTAGGTTCTGGTGCGTTTGTCTCTCCGGCATATTCACCTGTGATTGCTGCAACATCACCGTAATCCCAATAACGATATGTGAACTCTACTTCTAAGAATAGAAAGTCGGTATCCATCCATGTCACTGGCTGAGGCTTTACAAGAGACGGCCAGGCTTTTCTGAGTGTCCATGCATAGTTCAATTGTAATTCAGATGAATTTTGTGGTCTATTAGGTTCGCCAATTTCTGAATAATGATACATGACAATATCACTGTAATAGCTATTAGGATACTCAAAATTAAAGGTCGTCGTTGGATTGATGATACTCTGCCAATCGTCAAACACCTGTCTTTCTAGGCTGTTGTTGCGGCAGATAAAAGAGAATGCCGCTGTGCCATACTTAGAGTTGATAGGAAATGTCTGAGGTGCACCGTAATATCTGGTTGATAATAGATCAAAGCCTCTGCCAGGAAATTCTGTGGCGTAACATGCATAGAGAAGATTGTTTAACTGGCTATAATACGGACGACTAGTCAATCTGTTTGACCCGATAGGCTTAATCTGAACCGCAAAGCGAGCGAGTTTTGAAATACCACCCATATCATTCAATGAAGACTGGAAGTAATCTAGTCCTAGTCTGGTAGGTTTATTGGGAAAATTAATAGCCATCGTTGATCATTCTCTTGTCGATAATTCTTGTTTCTTTGAAACTGATAGCCATTTCTACTGCAACGGGGTAACCGTTCGAGAATGTGCTATACAGTCCTTCAGCGGGAGCATAGTTGACACCAATAGCATCAATGTAACCTTCGTATATCTTTGGTAGTTTGGGTGTGCCAGATGTATCATTTCTTTCCCATCTACCATTGACCAATACATTATAGTCAATTTTAAATTTTGATGGTGATGCAGCGAACCAACCCTGTCTAGCACCAGTAGTACCGCCACCTAGAATTTCAGGTGCAGCATGGAATCTCATTCTTCTACAGATATTTTCTACTGCAATTGATTCTTGTTCTGTTTCTGGTGCAAATAGAAAAGCGAATGTGAACTCTCTGAGGTTTGTGCTTTCGTAAATAACTTCAATTGCAGGGTTTAGAGGTGCGCCTAGCAATGATGCGGTTGTTTCAATAGCGTCTGCATAGCCGCTCATACCCATCATACCTAGTGCAACTCGTGACAACTTAACATCGCCATAAGTATGTCTCTGCTTATATGAGTAACTATCTTTTCCCATAGGCATAGGCAATACAAATGTATCAGCTTGCGCCGGATTAAATGTTGATCCTGATATAGCGCCAGGCGTAGCAGTAATACGCATGTAATGCCCGTTTCTATCATCATAAAGATGTGACGGAAACTCATATATGGCCATTTATTGTCTCCTAGTAAACTACATATTATTTAGTGAGGTATATAGATGGCAAGAGAATACAAACAAGGCTTCTTCAAACCAATGTTTCCCAAAAAGTATAGAGGTGACCCAACCAATATCGTATATCGTTCTGGTTGGGAGAAGCAAGTAATGAAAAATCTAGATGAGAACTCTAGTATCGTAGCATGGTCTTCGGAAGAAATAGTAATACCATATAGATCACCAGTTGACGGTAGACTACACAGATACTTTGTCGATTTCTATGTGGAAGCTATGTTGCCTGATGGATCGATAAAGACTATGCTATTAGAGGTTAAACCCAAGGCACAAACATTAGAGCCTAAGGTGCCTAAGAGACGCACTAAAAGATTTATCTCTGAGGTTATGACCTATGGCGTTAATCAAGCCAAGTGGAAAGCGGCTAGAGAGTATTGTGAGTTTAAAGGTTGGGAATTTCAGATTATAACAGAAACGGAACTGTTTGGCAAAAAGTAAGATAAATAACCTTTATGGCAACAAAACAATATACATCGGACGAACTATCTGATTGGTTAGAAGAAAAGGCACTAAGCGCACAACCTTATGTTGCCAGAAGAAATCTAATCACATCTGATGAACGCAGCAGAAGTTCCACGATTATAGGTCGTATGTATTTCTTTAAGTATGATCCTAAGGGCAAAGCATATCTGCCCAAGTATGATAAGTTTCCTATGTGCATACCATTTAAGATGGTTCCTAACGGCTTCATAGGATTGAATCTACATTATCTTAGTGTCGGTGAGAGAACTGCATTGCTAGCCAGTTTGTCTAGATTTAGAAATAATGATCGTTATGATGAGTCGACCAGATTTGTTATTAATTATGATTTGCTGCAATCAACATATGGTATTGAGTCGTTATCTAAACCTTGTATTCATAGGTATATGTTTAGTCATTGTAAGTCGAGATTTGTTGAAATATATTCTTATGAATACGAAAAAGCAATACAGCTACCAGTAGAAGATTGGGTATTTAAAAGGTAATCTAAATGGCATCTAATAGACAATCAAAGTTCTTTGATGTATTTCCTACGATTAAGTATGATATCAATAAGAACAGAATATATGAACAGACTGAGAATGTAACCAACATTTTCTTTCGTATAGGCATTCTTAAGAAGGTTATCAATAACCTATCTACATATTATACTTACACTGTTGAAGATAATGAAACACCAGAGATTATAGCGGAGAAGGTCTATGGTGATACTGGGGCTGGTTGGATCATATTATATACCAATCAGATTTTCGATCCACAATTCGATTGGCCTCTAGGCTATACTGCATTCAATTCATATATTGAAGCCAAGTATGGATCTTCCCAAGCAGCCGTTCAGACTGTCCATCATGTCGAAAAGGTTGTCACTAGACATAATCTAACATGGGATACTGTTACTGAATCGAGATATATCATTTCACCTCGTCGCTTTACAGATTATCCTGCTGGTAAGCCATTTGATTATTATGTCTGGGATCAGGCACTAGTTCCTTATCCAGACGGACCAGATCAAGACCTAACAAGTCTGACCGATGATACCACTCTTACTCGCATTGATACTATTAGTAGAAAGTTTACAGCCGACCGTGATTCCGTAAGAACAGAAGGTGGTCTATCGGTTACTGGCGTTAGAGAGTATGAGGTCATTGACGGTGATACTATTGTTATTGATACTCGTGCCGATGTTATCACCAACTATGACTATGAAAACGAATTGAACGATAAGAAAAAGCAAATCAAAATTATTAAGCCTATGTATTATTCTCAGATCATGTTGGAGTTTAATACTCTAACTGGTCACAAGGAAGATTTTGTTAGAAGGCTAATCTAATGGCATTTTCAAAAAATTCGCAATACAAAGATCAGTTTCGTGTATCGATAAAAGGTAGTATTGGCTCTTTCAAGATGGATGACACCACTGTAAAGGAAGTCATTCTGGGCGAGAGTATTTTAAATCCTAGTGTGCAAACTGCCATAACATTCAACCGATATCTCTATACACCTGTGCAAAGTCTAGACACCATGAAGGGTGAGAAATTAAATCTTACCTTGTCTAGTTCATTGACACAATCTTTTGGTGCATCTGGATTGAATATGACGGTTAATAATACCGTATATCGCCTAGATAATCGTCGTTTGATTAGCCAGAGTCCTTCTGCCGTCGAAGAATTTACTATTCATGCCTGTGACGAATCATTGCTAGAAGACGCAAAACATCTGATGAGTAAGTCATGGAAATGTGTAACTCCTAATGAGATTGTCAATGCGGCTCTCGATTGCGTTAAACACCAAGGCTCTAGAGAAATTAGCCAGTGTGAGCCGCAGAGAGATTATATTGCAGAAAATATTCATCCATTCCGTGTCATTGCACAGCAAGCAAATATGGCATTAGACGGTGATGATCCATCGTTCGTTCACTTTATGACATATGAAAACGGCGGTCAGACCAAGCATAACTTTAAATCACTCAAAGAACTAATCAATCAAGGTTCATCGATGACCTATTATTATTCTGAGGGTGGTGAAACCGATTCAACATCGTCAACCACACCTGCTAATCCATATCCTATTATGATTACCTTTCCTTGTGACTTTGATTATCTCACTGATCTATTGAATGGTGTTAATAAGTCTGGTCAGAATATCAATACAGGAACATTTCTCAATCTAGTTAATATGGGTATGAATTTTCTTGGTCAAGGTGGAGGCGGTGCTGTTCAAGGTATTGCTGGTGGTCTAAATGGCTGCTTCGAGGGCGGCAATATGAAACAATCATGGACCAATAAAGGCAATTCACACCAAGATTATGGATGCGAAACAGATGTTGAGAGATATCTATTGAAGCGTCAAGCAAGAATGGCTCTACTAGATAGAGACAAAGTGGCTCTAAGAATGGTCACAGCATGGAACCCATACATGCATGTCGGTCAAGTGATCGAACTTAAATGGGAGAACAAGCAAGATGGTGGTCTAGTATATGGCTCAGGTCAGTATCTAGTCACAGAATTAATGCATAAGGTTCAACTCGGTGGTTATTCAACAACCACTATGGATTGTGTATCAAAAGATGTATTGCAAGGGGTAATGAATTAATGGCTGATCCAAATAATTTTCCTGGTCCTCTAGGACAATTTCAAGTATGTGTAGTTGGTTCGGGTGGTGATCCTGAAAAGAAAGGCACCGAAGATGGTGATTTTCCTACAGATCAATCATGCACATCTAAACTATATTCGCCTATGGATCACAGTGGTCAGGTTGATTTAGGTCATCTAAACTTCTCACCACTAAGCATGACACCTACACAGTTCGGACAACAATCGTTTCCTGGTGTTATGGACCCTGGCACACCTGTTCTCGTATTAAAGACACAAGGTGCGGCTTCTGGTATCGTATTAGGGCAGCTTAATGCTCTACAGAATCCTTCTACTGGTTCTGGTGGTGGCAGTCTTATGGGCCAAAACTCTACATTTGGTAAACTGAAACAAAGAAAGTTGGGCATCAAAGTTCCACCAGAAGTCAAAGAAGGACAGGCAGAAGACGGAACAAAGATCAGAGAGATTAAAGAAAAGAACGAAGAACACCGCTTTGAACTATTAGAAGGACTGCCTATTCACGGTGCTTTGTTTGATATGGCTGGATTTAAATTGCCAGAGATTAGTAGCGTACCTACTGCTAAACAGACAAACGATAGCATGATGACAACTGATATGCTGCAAGGTCTAATGGGCCAAGTCATGTCAATGAGTCAGATGTTTCAAGGTCTCATGGGTAATCGTGGTGGTTCAGGACAAGGCGGTGGTGGTTACGGTAATGTTCCACCAGCAACTAATACTGGCAATAATAGAATTGAATATATCACACAGCAATATGAAAGACAGAATAGACCAGAACTAGCCGCTGCTCTACAAAATCTTAGTATTCTATGTCAGGGCTATGATATTGGTGATAGTGGTTCTGCATACTTTGTCAATAAAGTAGTCGATCCAAACACATACTTACAACAGGCAGAAAGTCTATTGCTACAGTGTGAGACATTAGATGACATGATGACAACGCTAAACCGTTTGCAGTATGATACTACTCTATTTGGTAGAGAAAATCTTAGAAACTATGAAATAGCCATTGATACTGCCTGGGGCGCAGCGAAACAGGTAATTGATTTCGAAGGCGAGATTTCTATTCTATATGATGCAAACACTCTGAATAACATTAATACATTTGCCAATACAATCACAAGTAATAATACCAGTCCGGGTATCGGTTCTATGCCATATGGTGGTTCTGGTAGTGGTTCTGGAGGAGGTGGCGGTGGTTCTGGCAATATGTTCGGTCAGTCATCAGGACAGATTATGGAAATGATGAAGCGTCTAGCTCCACAAGGCGAACAAAACGCCAAAGATATGCACGAGAAACTAAACACCGACCAAGACTCGAATAAACTATTTGAGATTGTTAAGAAGACTATTAACGGTGGTAACCCACTTGATCCATCACTATTCAAGGGCATGATGTAATGGCAACAAAAAAGTTTAATCCTAACTCAGAGCGCAAGACTACGCCCAAGAAATATAAAGTGCCTAAAGATGTCCGTGAAGAAGAAGGCGCTGGTAAATATCCTAATTATTGGTCTTACAAGTCTCGCTCAGGACATAATATCATCATGGACGACTCTAAAGATCATGAGTCGGTAACTATTCAGCATCGTTCTGGTTCTGCTATTCAAATGCGGCCAGATGGTTCTGTGCATTTCACTACACACAATGGTAAGTATGAAGTTATCTTTGGTGAAGATCGTATTACAGTATCGGGCGCACAAGATATTACCGTGAAAGGTGATGCATCGCTTAGAGTATTTGGTGACTACAATGTTACCTGTCACAAGAATTATAATCTAACTGTCATGGGTGATTATAATTTCACAGCCAAGAACCTAAACAGAATGGTTCGTGGTAATATCGATACACAAGCCAAGAATGAAACAAAGAAACTAGAAGGTTCTTCTGGTATGATGGCACATGGTGCTATTGCTCATGTTGCTAAAGGCGCAGCATCGTTTATTTCTCATGGTGACCAAGTTCATGTTGGTGGTGGAGGTGGCACTAATCTTCACATGCCTGGCGAAGACGGTCAATTGACAGTCTATAATAACAAAGGCGCTACACATATCGAGAATAAAGACGGCAAACTAGACATGAAGGTAACCGATGGCGAACAAAAAGTTTCTCTTGTCGCTTCTGGCGGCAGTCTTCATACGCAAGCAGATAAGGATATTCAAACAGAAGCCCAAGAAAATGTTAAGGTAGAAGCACAGAATACCGCTAAATTCAAAGGTGGATCATCTGCTGCGCTTGAAGGCGCCACTACACATGTTTCTGGTACCACAGTTCATGTTAAAGGTGATACAACGACACATGTTGATGGTGGCACAGTTAATCTTGCAGGCGGACAAGCAACGCAACTAGACTTTAATTTTGCTGAAATGATTTCTGCTGCTGGTCTTCCTTCTATTAATTCTGGTATGGCAAATCAACCAATTGCAGAAGCATCTTCGGAAGAATGGCTCAGTAAACTAGCCTAAATATAACAAATAGGGTTCTATAAATGGCAGATCAAAGCGTACCGTATATTTCAAGAGTACCAGACTATTGCGATATAGATTTGGATTTCATGAAACATCCAAAGACGAATCAGCTTATTCTTAAACACGGTAGGGATGCTGTTATTAGATCAGTTCGCAATCTAGTATTCACTAACTACTATGAGAGACCTTTTAAATCTGGTATTGGTTCCAATATCAGAGCATTGCTATTTGAGAACTTCACACCGACAACTCTACTCGTCCTTCAAGATGAAATACGCCGTGTATTAAATGAATTTGAGCCTAGAATTGAGGTTCAAGATATTAGAGCCAGCGAAGATATAGACAGAAATGGTTTTGATATAACCATTGAATTTGTTATTCTAAATAGAAATGAGCCAGTTGTCACGACGGTATTCCTAGAAAGGATTAGATAATAGCTATGGCATCCGCAAATTCAAACGCAGCACTAAGAGTCACAGAATTAGACTTTACATCGATTAGAGAGAATCTTAAGGAATATCTTCGTTCACAAGATACCTTTCAAGATTATGACTTCGAAGGTTCTGGTCTTGCTGTTCTATTAGACATGCTTGCCTATAACACTTATTACAATGCTTTCTATATGAACATGCTTGCCAATGAGTCTTTTCTAGATACTGCACAGATCCGTCAGAACATTCTATCACATTCTAAGGCTATTGGATATGTGCCTGCTTCCGCTCGTGGTTCACAGGCAGTTATCGATGTTTATGTTAAGCCAACCAGAAATGAAATAACAACTATTCCTACAATCACACTAGAGAAATATACTAGACTTCTAGGCACAGATGTTAATGGTATTAATTATCCTTTCGTAACAGTTAACTCAAATACTGTTTCAAAGTTTGCCTCCGCATTCACCTTTTCTAATGTCGTTATTAAGCAAGGCGAGGCAATTACTCAGCAGTTTAAGGTAGATGCATCTAATCCATACAGAAGATTTGAATTGCCTTCTGCTAATGTCGATACATCAACCCTTACTGTTCTAGTATTCGAGTCATCAAGTA